ACGGTAAATTGTCAATTCTTACTGGAGCACCAAAGAAAATTGAGATGAGTTTGTCACGTCGGACGTCTGTGATATCAGGATTGCCAAGTCCAAACCGAATTGAATTAAAGTTTGGAATTGGATTGGCGAAGTATTTGAGAAAAAACGCGGCTTGTTGCTGTGCGTCGGCAAGCAGACTTAAAGTTGAGTTGACCGTATAGCCATTCTGACCATACAAGGCTATCGATGTGTCATCTGATGTCGATGTCGATGATGTTCCGCCGACTCCATAATTGACCGTAATTGAGTTTCTGACATCTCCGACGCTCATCTTTGTCTGTAATCCTTGACCGATGGCGTCATTCGCAGTTAAATCGATGTAGCCATTGACGGCTAGATAATCCACGCGCCGAGTCGAATCGGCATACGAAACCGCGCCCGTGGCGTCCTCGTAGATGTTTCCCAATCCTGAATTGGCAATTGTTGAAGCTACGGAATAGACATTCTGTGGATTGACTGCTCTTGCGATTTGAAGATAATCGCCCGGAACGTCGATCGTGCCGTATCCCGTGGAGTATGCGTAAGTCTGAGAACCGGGAAAGTCCTGATACGCGATGTTAGCGAAAGCCGAACTATAAGCAAAATTACTGAAATCGTTTAGTGCTTGTTTAATCTGATATCCGTCATAATCTGACGACAAGCCGCCGCCTGTGAGCTGCCTTTGTAGTTTAGCCAGTCCGCCATAGGCAACAATTCGAAGTTCTTGAGTGACTGCCGATGTTCCCACTTGTGAGACTGTCAAGGTTACATCGGAGACCGCGCCGCCAAAGATTTGGATATAAGTCGCCGATGAGTTTTCAAGCTCGATGGAGATCGTATCATTTATGTTGATGTCAGGATCGGAGCCGTCTAAGAGAATGATTGTGAAATTGCAGTAGGAAGCTTGAGGCTGTTGCCATATAGTCGTTCGGCCACTTGTCATCGATAAAGTCGCAAGAATGTAATTCGTGGAGACTGTACCGTTGACCTTGATTCGCCAAACTGGAGACCAATTACTCATCGACTATTCCATCGATCGGGAGTTTTGCAAATTGACTGCTCCGCCTGTACCGCTTCGATACGATTGATTTAAGGTCTCGGTAATGACTCTCGCCGTACCTTCCGAATCGATGGCTCCGTTGACTGTGATGTTATTGACAACGGTTGGAGTCGGAGTTTGAACTTTTGTGTAATCTCCTGTCGTGCCAGTTGTTAAACCTGCGCCTTGATAATCTCCAATCATAGGAACCGGAGTTATTACAATTGGCTTGATGGGAATGACCGTCGCGGATGTAGATCCTGAGCTTGACCCTGAACCGCTTGAGCTTCCGCCTGTATCCGGCATCTTGAGCACTACGCCGCCGGAAGCTGCTAAGTCTCCGATGTCTTGTTGTGCGTTTTGAGCCGCGTCGTAAGCACCTTTGGACTGTGTAGCGGCTCCACCGCCGGAGCCGATGAGTGGAATTTTGTCAATATCTTTGCCAATTTTGACAATGTTGATTCCGTCGATGACTTTGTTGATTGCCGTGATTGCGGCGTTTATCATCGGTTTGAGCGCGCCAAGAATTGTTCCGATGACATCGATGACGACTCCTGCTATGTCGCCGATGACTTTGAACGCTCCACCGATAACCGTCCCTAAGAATGGAGCAAGAACGCGAATGACCTCGACGAATGACTCAAATTTTTCTTTATTGTCATCGATGGCTGTTGTAATACTTTCAAAAGCTGATTTCATTCCCTCAAAGACTGGCGTTGCGACTGTTTTGATGATGTTGACGAAATCTGAAATTTTAGTCGTGAGTCCACCTTTGTCGCTGGAGAACGCATCCGATACTTTCTCAACGATTGGAAGTATATTGTCCGTAAAGTATCCGACCATTTTTTCAAGTATTGGCAAGAGTGCAGTTCCGATAGTTTCAAGAGATTCATCGAATGCAATTTTGAGACGATCCATTCGTCCTTGAAAAGTCTCGGCATTCTTAGAAGCTGAACCGCCGAAGAGCTGTGAAAGTTTGTCTTGAGTTTCGGTAAATGACATCGCCTTGAGTTCGGCGGCCGACATTCCGACGCCCAATTTTCCAAGAGATGCGCTGTTGCCGTCGTAGGCTTTCCCGAGTGCATTGGCGACGGCTTCCAACGGCTTTCCTGTTTGTGCCGAGATGTCGAGTGCTAAATTGAGAAGTTCTTGAGCCTTTGTCGAATCATTTGTCGAAAGTGCCAACCGAGACAATGCCGGACGAAGTTCGTCGTCTGTGACTCCAGTTGCCAAAGATGTTTTAAGAATCTGTTCTTCAATTGCAGCGATTTGTGTTTTTGTCGCGCCAGTTGCATTCTCTAAAGCTGTGGCCAATTTGATTTGAGATTGTTCGTCTGCAATGGCTGACTGGACACCATCGACAAGAAGCTTCCCGGCATAGATCGCGGCGGCCGCCCCAGCCGCCGCGAATGCTAGTCCGGCTTTTTTGCCATAGTCTGAAATCTTATCGCCGAAGCCTTCGACCTCTTGAGATCCGTCTGTGAGATTCTTTTTGAGATTGTCAATGTCGGCAAGAATGGAAAGCTTGAGAGTGCGTGAACCTGTTCCGGCCATTTAGTCCCACTCTTTCATGATTTTATCGAGTGCATTTTCCCACTTTGCGACAATCTCCGGTTGCAACGCGCGCAAAGTTGGATAAATAAACCAACCTGTCGAACCGCGACCCGTTGAACCTGACCAGACTGGAAACTGTTTCAATTTGTTAGATCCGAACTCTGTTCCGCCCCAGAGATCCTTAGTAGTCGCACCGCCCGAAAACTTTTGTCCGACATAACCGAATGAAAGCTCGCCTATCTTTGACGACTTGCTTACCTTTGAACCTTGAGCGATTCTGTCTGCCACTGCGCCTCGACCAGTTGCCGCGCCTTGAATCTTGCCTTGAACGAACTCGGCTAAAGCTGACGATTCACGCTTTGCCGCATCGACGGCCTCTTCGTCCATCGCTTTAAAGCCTTTGAGAATAGATCGCAATTCTGCTCGATCATAAGTTATTTTCTCATCGTCCATTCCGAGTCTCCAATATCTCAACGGCAGTTAAGAGATCCTCGGCACTCTCCCAATAAGACATTGGGATTCCGGTAGCAATAGCGACCTCGATCAGAAGTCGGCTTACTGTTCCGGCGGCGTGACTTTTGGGTCTGCGTTTTCCACCTTTACATCTGCGACGGTTTCACACCATATCTCAAAGCCTTTGACCGGTAAGCCGGCCGATTCTCTTTTCATTGCATTCCAAGCCAAGAATAAGAGATCGGAAATACCGATCTTGTCTCCAGCTTGAGAGATGGTGTGACCCGTCTTGTTTTCCCACTTTGCCCACTCTGGTGGCTGCGCCGTGTATGTAGCGACGTCACCAGAGTTGAACTCGATTGTTATTGGCAGTTTCATTTTGTGCTCCCGTTTCTATTAGTTAGCTAAATGTTGCGACTGGAGTTCCAGAGACAACCATTGACCAGTTATCTGTCTGAGCATCTGGCGCAGTTCCGCCAGCGTTAGGAAATACTGGAAAGACGTTAAGTGCAAAGACCGCGCCTGTTGTTGTAGTTAATGAAACGGCTAAAGTTGTATTCGGCGCGCTGTTGGCCGCGTTCCACATTGCCTCAAATAATGATGATGCAACGCCCCAATCGGCCAAGAGTGCAACCGTCAAAGTCCATTGATCGTCGATGTGCTTGTAAGCCTTGCCGTCAAGTGTCTGATACGTCGTGATAACTGGAGCGTTCGAGAGAACGACCGATGTAGTTTGTGCGTCATAATTGACCGTCGCGAGTGTGAATGTGATCTCTCTCGCCGTGACGATTGTTGTTGCCATGATTTTGCTCCTTAGATTGTCTGTTGTGTGTAGTAAGTGGAGACCGAGAGATCCGCGACGAGCAAATTGCTCGCCCCTACTGAAGTGATTGTCGGACGTTGAACGTCGCCGACGACGTAACCTGACGGCATAGCCGACAGAATGCTTATGATGAGCTTTTCTAAATTGTCAAGTGCTCCAGCGTTTGAGTTATACGCAACGGCGGCAGTCACGACGAAATTGATTTTGACTCGAACGGCTGAGTGTCCGATTGTTGTAGTTTCAAGGTAAGGCGAATCGGGAACGATGACAACGGCTGGCGGAATGACGGCTTCGGGAACGGAAGAATAGACCGATGCGACAACTCCAGAGAGTGCAGTTGCAAGAACGCCTCGGACGTCGGTTGCGATTGATGTTGGAGCTGGCATTACATGGCCATCGATGAGACGTCAATATAAGGCGAGAGTAATCCGACGACTCTGTTCATAAGTGATCGACCCATACGGAACGGAGACGGAGCAAAGTCAACGCCTTCGATTTGTCCGCCTGGAGCCACAATGGACTGAAATATCTCTACGCTGACTAAGAGAATTGCATTCTCTACTGCATGATTGCTCCCGTATAAAGTTAAAGCGTCGGAACCGGATAAGTAAGCGACGCCCGCCGGAACGACTGCGCGAGCTGATACATCGGCGTTGACTTTCGCGGCTGAGAATGTATAGATTGAAGAGATGTCGTCCGTAATCGTAACTGTTGCGTTAAAGAGTGACGGAACGCATCCAGTCACGACGACGGATTGACCCGTAACGAATCCGTGTGGCCTTTGTGTTACATAATAGGCGACATCGTTTGTCAGATAGACGCCAGCGACGGCGGCTTGATTGGCAACTAATAACGGCAGAATTACATCTTGAGCACTTTCAATAATTGATTGAAGGTAAGCATCCGAGTAAAGAGAATCCGAAACGCCAAGAATGTCGCGCAGTTGTGCAACTGTGACAACGTTTGGCATGATCGGATTCCCTTCCCTCGACTGCTCGGCTAGATACGGGAGCGCACCTAGCCGATGATTATTTTTTAGGTGAAGTTAAACAAGCTTCCACCGGCTGAAAGTTTTGTAGCGATTGCACCGTATGAATTGAGTGAGATCTCAACTGTTCCGTCGGATGGCTTGTTGACATCTAGGCGGAAGTTTGGAGACTCATACCAAGTGAACGCGCCCGGCTCAAGAACAACCATTGAATCATCGGCTGTTCCTGTAAAGACGCCTGAGTTGTCAACGTAGAAATTGAGGCCAAGAACGAGACCGACCTGTGATTGACCATTGACTGCGCCAGCCTGATTTGATGGAAAATAAGCATTGAACAACGGTGTGCCATTGTCGTTATAGCCCATTATCTTCGACCATTGTGCTGGCGAGACGAGAAGATTGCGCGCGAACTTTTGAGTTCCTGCATAGATGGCAGCGTTTGCCTCTGATACATAACCGATAAGTCCTGCGGCTGTTAGTGGCTGAGCAGTTGCAGCAGAAGCGGCATCGGCTTTGATTTGTGTTGCGACGGCTGTTGTCTGTGATAGTGCCATAGCAGAAGCCATAATCATAAGAAGCTCATTGAAGAACGCCGGTGAGCTGCGATCGATGATTTCCTGTGTCAAGATATTTCGTCCAGCGTAGCGGCTTATAGGTACTGAAAGATACTCGGATGTAACGTTTGTGTTTGTTACTGCTCCGCCTTCTGCGACTGGGTCAACTTCTGCGACCTGTGTGATTTTTGGAATTTGGAACTCAAGCCCTGCGTCTGGAAGTGTTCCGCGGCTAATCGCGTCAATTGCTCCACGAGTTGAGTTTGAGAGACCATTGACGATTTCTGTGAGCTGACGTGTTGGATTGAAGCCCGGATTTGTAGTACCGAGATCGTCATTCGCCGCTGCGATGTAGATTGCTGAATCTGAATTTGGATTGAGTGAAGCTTTGATTGAGTGCTCGACCCATGATCCCATGTCAACGACTGGTGAACGTGGCTTTGTGTAGTGCAACGGAGCACTTCCGAGATTAACGACTTTGGAAGCTTCAACCGTTTCGGCTGTTGCTTCGGTAACGGTTGGAGTTGTTTCCACTTGCGTTTCTCCTTCGATTGTTGGATTTGTTTCTTCTGTCTCCGGCTCTTCCGGATCAGAATTTTCACTTGCCGCGATTGCGACTTTTGCGCTGGCGATGGCTGGATCTGTAACGAGTGAGACTTCTTTGAGATTGCTTGCAGTAATGACAAGAACTCCATCGACATTCTTGTACTTGTCGGCCATGACACCGACTGAAAATCCATCGCGTAGTCCGGTAGATGCCTCAACGAGTGCATCGCTTCCGGCTGTCGTATTACCAACGGAAAACACGGCGTCGATGCCCTCTGTGCTCACGATGTAAGATTTTAAGAATCCGATTGGAGATTCGCGGCGATGTTCTAGAAGTAGCTTTGTCGAATCGCCAAATGTAATTGAATTAGGCTTGAAAAGTGTCTCTCCGGCTGACGTTGATCCAGTTTCATTCCATGTCACAATTCGACCAGAGATTTCGCGTTTTGGAAAATCTGTCGCCGAGACTTTGATTGAGAAGTTGATATTCATTGGATTTTCTTTCATGGTGATAGGTCCTCTTCCATTTTTATTTCGTCGGCTGTCATGACTCCTATTTCATAAAGAGTTTTGTACACGTCTGCGCGCTCTTTTGCTGATCCGCGCAAGTAATCATCTAGATCAAACCGAACTTCTTGAGAAGCTGGTATGAAATCGTTAGCCATTCCAGTCATTGACAGACGTTCTTCAATTGCTGTCATAATCGGACGAAGCGAAAAGTCGATGAGAGATTTTCTTTGCGATGATGCGTTTGAATAAGTCATCGATGCAAGAGAATCGGCGTCAACGTAATAAGCCGGAATGCCCGAAGCTCTGGCGAGTTCCGTCGCGACGTATGAACGCGCTTCATTGAGTTGGAGCTTTGATGGATCGAATCCAACGGCTTCCATCGTCACGTCGGCGTTGAGAAAAGCTGTTGAACGATTGCGACGAGCTGCGCCCCATGACTCCAGGAGTTTAGCTATGCGATCGGCTGGAAGTGCTGTTCCGTTTGA